CTACTGCTGATCTTCGACATAAATTCCGGCAGAAATAATCGCTCCGCCTATCCGCCGGCGGCCATATAGGAGCGGTACTGGATAGCCTTGCGCAGCGGTGTTTGTTACACCACCGAATGCGTAGGAGGCGCGGTTATCTGCGCTTTGTTTGCTTGCCAGACCTGCAGGTTGAGGAGATAGCATTTGGACAACACCTCCCAGCATCATGGCTGCACCGAATTTCGCAGCCCCGTACCCCACCGCTGATAGAGTGCCGCCTGAGAAATAGCCAATGGCTACCCCAACAACGACGAGCACGGCACCAAGAATTGTCTGTAATACCCCGGCTTTTTTACTTCCGATTACCACCGGGACAATTCGAATAACTTCACCGGTTACCGGAAAACCAAAATCATCCTTTCCGATATTTTTTTTATCTTTAAAGACGGCGTAAGTCAGGCCCCTTGCTTTGCTGGTGATCAGGAATTTCTCAAGCCCGTTTATAGTTTTTGTAAGAGAGTTGATCGCCTCAGCGGTTGTGCGTATTAATCGATGGTGAACCTTTCCATAGGTTTTACCCAAAACACCGCCGAGTTCGATTCGGGTCATGACCTCTGACATTTTATTTCTCCATAAAAAAGCCACCCGAAGGTGGCTTAGCTTATTTTTAACTTTTCAAAGGCATGATCTGGCAGCCGTAGCCCAGTGATCGTTCCATCCTTTCGCGACGGCGTAAACTTTAACATCGCTTCCGCCTGCTTCTGATTTATCGATATTCACCACTGAAAGGGCCCCGAAAATATCGTCTGATGCTGTTATTTTGTAACCTGACTCAGTTGGTATGCTGGAACTTGAAGATCGAAGCTCCACCCATTTAGGGGCCAGGCATCTGTTAACCTGATCTGCGCTCTTTGACGTGTGCTCAGAAAGAATAGGCTTTTGGGATTCGAGGGAGTTTACAGAGCAGCCAGCCAAACCAATAACTAGCACCAAGAATAGCTTTTTCATTTTCATGCTCCTTTGAAATTTCGTAAAGGTTAGCATAGAGATCTGTGACGTAGAATCTTCATCGTCCTTTCCTGCCAGTAGCCACCATACGGCACGCGCTGGCTCAGATGTCCGTACAGGTGGTGCAGCAGCATATTTCCCTCCAGTAGAATTCCCGCATGATTCCACTTATCAGCCTGGACCTGCATGATCACCATATCGCCGGGTTTCGGGGGCCCGTCGAATTCACGGAATCCGCACTCATACCAGCAATCCTGATAGAAGTTGTCCGGATAGTCGTTTTCCCACCAGGGATAATCCACCCGGTAATCGTGGAGCTCGATACCGTGCGTTTGCCGGAAATAGCTCATTACCAGCCCCCAGCAGTCAAAGTGACCAAGAACAAACGGGCGCTCCAGCAGCGGCAGTTCTCCACGCGGCTGGATAGTACGTAAATCCCCCTCCGGCCAGCTCACGATGTGCCAGGGTAGAAGCGTTGCATCGCATTGCGCTTTATCCAGTTCGCTTGGTTGCGTCGTGGCATCAGGGTGACTGTGAACGATGGCGATCACAGTTCCCCAGTCTTCAGCTGATGCGTAATCTTCCGGACAAAGGACAAAATTGTCCTCTGGCGCCGCAGCAAGATTACGGCACGGGAAATAACGTTCAACACGGCTTTTCTGCGCCACCACGCCGCAACACTCGCGAGGATACTCAGCTGCAGCATGAGCCATAATCGCATCGATGGTTTTCTGACGCATATCAGCTCCTGATCAAAGACGTGCCAGGGAACCCACCGAACGGCAGTTCGTTGCCGTCTCCATGCCGGAGCTTACAGGCCGTAAGCGTGCCGGGGCATTCATCTAGCGACGGATCGCTTACCGGGTTGTTGTTTTTATCGAAATAGCGGGTGCCGGCATAGTCGCAGCCGTCGCCGGTACGATATTTATTCCGGATGCACCAGGTACACAGGGAATGAAGCTGTCGCGTCGGGATCATTTGCCCCTGCAGGTCCATCGGGCTGGACAGAACAAATTCAACGGTTTCACCGGCAAGCTCGCCCGTTTTCCCGTCGATATACCAGACCTGCAGCTTTTCCTGAGTCGGGTCTGCTGTGGGGTTGCCGTCCGCGAAATTTCTGGCATCGAGATATTTCTCTTTTGTGTCGTGAATAGTGACTTTCGCCTGCAGCAGATCGTCATAGGCAAGACACAGGGCAGAAATAGAGCTTTCGATGTTCGCAACCGTCAGTGATGGCGTTGCATTGCTCCCACTGGTTGATTTTTCCAGGCCTTCCAGCTGATACGGCCAGGCGGCGTATTCATTTCCCTGCCACCAGATTGGTTTCGCCGGAAGCTTGGACTCATCCCCACCAGCGGCGATGATTTCCGCTTCCGTGTGGGGAATGCGGTAATTGTGAAAGCGGAGAACGTCCGTTAGCCCAAAGGAAGAACCGTCCACCTCAATCAGACGAACATCGTTTCCGGATTCAAGCTTCTGATAGTCTGCGTTTAAGCTCATGGTTTAAATGCCTGGATGAATGTTGCTTCAAGGTTGAATTTCCCCGCACCCAGCCCGGTGGGTTTATACGTTTCGCAACGATACAAACCCAAAGGCTCGAGCGGCGGCTTCCACTGAAAGGCTTTCGTTCCTTCATGCCTGTCGAGAAAAGACTTAATGGCAGAAATGTAGGTTTCGTTGCCAGTGAAGTTAAGCGTCCACTGCTGAGTTCTGGTGTTCAATCCATCCCCTGAAACCTGCTCATATCCATCGCCAAACTGGGCTTTCCTGACGCGGAAACTTGTATCAGCCTCCGCGTTAATCCGTGGGCACCAGGTGAAAGTTTCAATGGCCATAATTATCGGGTTCCTTTCATTGCGTTCCAGATGTCGCCGCCGGGACGAATATCACGCATCACATTCTGCTTATAACGTCGATCAACAAATTCCCCGACCTCGGCACCAAATTGCTCAAGGCCTGGCGAGGCCTGTGTTTGAGTGTTGCCGTTGCCATCGATGGTGATATAAACCTGTGGCGCCGAAGATACAGACTGACCTCCGCCACCTCCGACCGCACGAACGCCGAGAGAACCATCCGGCGCGCGGGTAAGCGGCATGATTGCCTCCGGCCCAGCCTCTCCCATGATTCCGGCCCCGCCTTTTGCGAAAGCGAACATGGTGGGGTTTCTGACGATCCCATTACTGAAAGCGCTCAGAGATGGGGAGTCATAAACGCCGCCTTTGGCGTTAAACTGGAAGTTCGATCCGTAACTGGAAACCGCCGTACCGGTGCTGGCTGATGCTCCCGCCCCGCCCCCGAAGAAGCTGCCTACACTGCCGATGAGAGAGCCAAAGATGCCAGAACCGGAAGAGGCCCCACCCATCGCGCTAACCACCGCCATCTGCAGAGCCACTTTTTCGATAATCTGCAGGACAGAAATACCCCACGATTTCCAGCTAACCTTATTGCCTTCTAACATTGAGGTGACGTTACCAAACGCGCTGTCGAGTGTGGTTTTAACCCCGTCAGAAACCGTTCCGGATACGTTACTGATTTCATCAAACCAGTTGGCATAGCCGCGTGATACTCCGGACATCCAGTCCGCTTCAGCTGCTGCTATAGCCTTGTATTTCTTATCCAGAGCATCGAGGGCAGCTGCGCGCTGTGCGATAGCCTCGGTCCCGCCGTCCGTTTTAGCAAAAACACGGTCGATCTGTTGCGTCTCATCGAACCGGCTGCGCTGGCGATCACTCATGCCTGCGGTTTCGGTTGTCAGCGTCGCCTCATCCCTGAACTTTCGAGCCGCTTCGGTTAAATCCTTCAATGCATCCGCTTGTTCGCGTTGCTTGCGTACGTTCTCGTCGGCTTTTTGCGTCCATTTTGCCAGCTCTGCTGATGATGCCTGGATCGCCCTGCGCTGCTCGTCGGTCCATTTAGTGCCTGCCTGGTGCGATGCAGCGTAAAGCTCAGAGGCTTTTTCGCCTTCCGTGGCCCTGACGCGTTGCACGTCGATAGCCACACTCAGATCGGCCATTTTCCGGGAATACTGTTCGGCGGTGCTGGCCGCTTCGCGCTCGGCTTTACTCTGTGCTTTCGAGGCGGCGGTAGAGTTTTTTTTTGCCTCCGCAGCCGCTGCATCCTTTTTGGCTGCCTGATCCTTGTTGTAGATGTACTGGGTGTAAAGCGCCCCCGTCAGCTGCAGGTCTTCTGCTTCATAGACGTGCTGCTGATGGAGTTTTTCTAATCCGCTGAGGCTGGCCAGCTCGTTATCGCGGCGTGAACGCTCCAGTGCGGTTTGCTGTTGAGGAGTTGCGTTCGCCAGTGAAACGACGGGCCCGGCATACTGCGGCGGCTTCGCGCCAGCGGTCGCTGACATTGAGCGGTTAAGCAGGTCATACGCACCTTTCAGGATTGAGACGGCGCCAGCCTGTTCGATAGCCTTTTGCGTGGCCAGATCACTGGCCTGGTTAACCAGCTTCTGCGTTTGCTCGACTTTTGAAGCTGCCTGTTCGCGCTGGTACTCCAGCTGGTTCAGCTTATCAGTCAGCTCGATGTTTTTGTCCGTGATGTCGGCCTGGTCCATGAAGGTGTTGATCAGGGTCAGCGTCGGATGGCGGTTGTAGTCCTGCTGGATTTGGTCAACCGCCTTAAGGCTGTCTTTCACCTTCGCGATCTGAGAGTCGAGGTCGGACAGGTCCTGTTTTTGCGCCTGTAAAGATGTACGGGCATCAGCCGCGGTCGAACGCAGGCCAAGCACCGACATCTGCTGGAGCTTGGTGTTGATCTCGTCAAGGTTGTTGGCAAAACCTACCGCCTCACGGTGCACCTGCTGGGTATGCTGATAAAGGCCATACATCGCAGCGCCGGCACCGATAATCACTCCAGGCCATCCACCGAGAATACCCAGCACCCCACTCCCCAGCCGTGACATTACCGATGCTGTATTGGTGAGGTTGTTAACTGCAGAGGCCCTGCCAGAAAGCGCCGTATTCAGTGATGCCTGAGCTGCAGCAAGATTACGCTCAGCGACAATCTGAGCCTCAATACTCGTCGCCGCTGCGCGCGCCTGTTGAGCGCGGTAAACAGCCTGGCGACCAGCAGCAACGCTAACCTGAGCTCCACGGACCTGAGCTTGCGCCAGCGCGACTTCGGCGGCCGTATTAGCTAGGACCGCCCGGGTTGACTGAGCAACACTGCCGACCATGTTGCCAAAATAACGAGCGAGGCCAACACCAACCAGCATACCGGCTGTATTTGCCACATCATCGATGTTATTCGCCAGACCATCCAGCACGCCGGAAAGCGTTGATGATGCGCCGACCGCATCGTTCGCCCCGCCAACCCATGCAAGGAAGGCGTTTTGCACTTTCTGTGCAGATCCGCTGATGGATGCAGGAAGGGTGTCGAATTCTTTACGGAGGATCTCGACGTTGGTCAGCAGCGGGACGATCTTGTTGGTAGTCAGCTCGCCGTTGTTGGCCATATTTCGCAGGCCACCAACAGTGGTGCCCAGCCCATCAGCCAGCAGTTTCGCCAGGCGGCCGCCGTTCTCCATGATGGAGTTAAATTCTTCGCCTCGTAAAACGCCTGAGCCAAGCGCCTGACTAAGCTGCGTAATAACCGAGCTAGCCTCTTCGGTACTGGCACCAGATAGCTTCAATGAGGTTGCTACGGTTTCCGTAACTTTTGCGACGTCAGCAGAAGCGTAACCGGCATCACGCAGGGACTGCGCAATTCTGCTGTACAGGTTGCTGTTTGCCTCGAGGGATGTTCCGGTGCGCTGGCTAATCTCCATCAGCACGCGCTGGGACTGCACGTAATCCTCGCTGGAAGAGGACGCAAGGCGAAGACGCCCATTCAACTGGTTCCACGTGTCGGCAAACTGAATCAGCTGATGCGTGGCAAATGCACCAGCCCACGCACCGGCAAGCTCGGCAGCAGAGGATCGCACGGTTGCAAGCTGAGCATTCAGCTCAGCCAAAGACCGCTGAGTTTCACGCGTGGCCGCTGCAGCTTTTTTCCCGCCCTGTTCCATAGTGCGGTAGTAATTGGTTCCCATGCGGGACGCTCTGGCGATCTCTGACTGGAAAGATGAAGAGTTCGCCGAAATTTTGATGATTAGCTCGCGCAGCGTTGCCATATTTCACCCATAAAAAAGCCCGCAGCCGCGGGCATCAAAGACTGGACATCCATTCTTCAAGTTCAGAGACTTCAGCGCCTTCTTCCTGCTCACCCCATTTCAGCATCACGTCAGGAATGGTGAATTTCCCGCCCTGAGAGTTCAGCATTGCAACGGAAATCTGCGCCGCCTGTGCATCGGCGCGCCAGTCACCAATCGGACTGATGCGGTCGAACTCGATCCACATTTTGAGCTCGCTGGCGGTCATGGTCTGACGCAGTTCGTGGAGAGTACGCCCCAACCGGAGCGCCAGCGACATCAGGAAGAAGGTCAGCGGCTGCTTTACGGCTTTCCCGCTTCTTCCTGGCTCATTCCGAGGTTGAGGGCCTGAGCCAGCAGGCGGGAGTGCACAGGACCATAAATTTTAGATACCTGCTCCTGATCCTCATCGCTGAATACTCGTTCGCCGTTTTCATCCAGCAGAACGTCAATAAACAGAACCACATCAGCCTCTTTGTTACGCAGAAACTTTTCCGCCTCCGTCAGCGTCGGTGCCTCTTCGCCCTCGGCGAGCTGGGGATTAACGATCTCCCGGAATTTCACCCAGGCATCGCCAGAGGGTTCACGCAGCGTTACCTTTACGCCATCCCATTCAGGGACCGTGATACCTTCTTTGGTGCGATAGGCTTTCGATGCTGTAAGCGCCACGTTGCGTAATGAATTCTGTGATGTTTTTTGCGGCATTTCATTTTTCTCTTGTTACATGATCGAAGGGATAAAAAAAGCGGCCGAAGCCGCTCAGGAACCAGACGCGTAGATGCGTTTAGGTTTGCCGCGTACACGCAGAGAATAGGTAGCGCCAACAACGGAAGAGGTTGCAGCAGACCATGAGCTCTGGCGCACCTCAACCAGCACGTAGAAACCGTTGCCAGACGGGAATACCACGCGCAGCGCGCGCAGTTCGTCATTTTCGTAAGCGGTTTGCAGTGCCTCCTGTGCTGCTTCATCGCCAACCCAGTTACGGGTAATGCTCATTTCAGCAGGCGCGGCGAGGCCGTTGGTTTGCTCCTGTTCTGTTGAGCACAGCGTGGTTACGTCGATATCCCCTTTCTGCCCGCCGGTGAAGGTGATCTCCTTTGTTGCACAGGCTGCTTCCAGCCAGGTAACGCCAGCACCCGGGAAACCTGAGGCGTTAAAATCCTCGGCGGTTACGGGTGCGTCGGAGACGGCAAAGGTCATCCCCTTTGTGACTTCATACTTACTGGTCATGGTTTCTCCAGTTAAAAAAAAGACCGTCGGAGCGGTCTGTTATGGTGGGTAAAGTTAAACGGTTACCTGAAATTCGAGCGTTGCCCGGTGATAGCGCAGATCAGGCTCATAGCCCGGCGTTTTCACAATGCTTTCCGGCTTCAGCACCTGCAGAGCATCAAGCGCCATATTCCTGATCGTGCGCGCTTCAGCGATGGTGCTGGAATAGACATCAACCTGCACAGAAACGGCAGACTCAGCCTGACCGCAAAGAACGTCTGCGGCCACGTCGGTAATAATCGAGAAAATTACCCAGGGCGGAGAGACTGAAGGCTTTCCGTCACTGCCGAGAGGCGCAACGTAGGGATAAACCTGCCCTCCGGCCAGCGGCGCCAGCAGAGGATAGAGATCGTCTTCCGTCATTTGCTTAACGCCTCGTCAATGGCCTGGTTCATGCGCCTGATTGCGACCTCCGTCGCCTGCTCCTGGCGTACATCGAACGCGGGACGAATGAAAGGATGCGGCGGCATGTTAACGGTACCCATTTCGACGAATCGCCAGTAAAAGGCGTTTCTCGGGTTATTCGCCTTCATCGTGTTATCGCTGTTCCCGGTGCGAGGGTTAACACCACGAATGTGGACACCAGAAGAAATTTCCCCGCGGCGGCGGCTTTTTTGGGTCTCCACCACCACGTTTTTTTTCAGTTTCCCGGTACGCACCGGCGCGCGGGCGATCACTTCTTCCTTAAGCACTTCGGCGCCGGCGCGCGTAGCATCTCGCAGAACCTTGTTGTTTTCAGCGCGGCTAAGCGCCTCCAGATCCTTTGCGATGTCATTCAGCCCGGAAAAATCGAGGCTCGTCTCAATCATTTTTCAGCTCCCGTTTTGCAAAGAATTTCCAGGCGAGTGCCAGTCGCATTTGCTACAGGAGGACCGATGATATTTAGCACCTGACCTTTATACGGGCCGCTGAGCACTTCCAGACGAGAAGAGGCGTTCAGCTCTGACCTGAAGCGCATCCAGACGCGAATGGTTGCCTGCGCCGTTTCCGCGCCGCCTGAAAGCTGCTCTCTGCCGCTGATCCCCTTTACCTCAGCCGGGACCGGGTTGCCACCAGTCCACGATTCAACCGGCTGACCAGATGGATCGCGCGAAGTCGTGAAGGTGAGAATTTTTACCCGGTGCCTGAATCGTCCAGGTTCCATCAGGAGCCCTCCTCAGGTTCAGATTTACCGCGCCAGTTGCGATGGATGAACATCATCCGTTCTGCGGCGGCGTTCTCATAAAGCTGAACTTCACTCTGCGCGGTCCTGTGCTCGAACATGTCCGCAAACACCAGCAGTACGGCGCCCTTCACTGCTGCAGGAATGTCAGTTGCCGCTTTCCATGCCGGTTCATCACACCACCGGTAGCAGTAGTCAAAGGCTGCCTGTGCGTACAGCGTGATCAGCTCGTCCCTGTCATCCTCCTCAAACTCAATTTGCTGTTTGAAAAGGGGGAGGCTAATTACATCCAAAACATCTATCGCCATACGTTAAAAAGGCGGGTTACCCCGCCCTCCTCCATCATGAGCCAGAAGAGAAAGTGCCCTTGATGATTGCCGTCGGGCGATAGTGCGCCAGCGCCAGGCGCTCTTCGCACAGGATGGTCAGCATGTTTTTCACGAAGTTATCGCGGTCTTCACGGCTGACTTCCACGGTGGCATCCATGCGATCCCAAACCTGAGAGGCCATATCGAAACCGCCAACCGTAAAGGTACCGGCGGCCTGTGCCTTAGTCGGAACTACTGGCAGACCCCACATGATGTTGCTGGTAAACGCCTGAGGACCGCCGAAGATATAGCGGCCTTCATTGTCTTTCAGCAGCGCAATGTTGTGCCAGTCGCGCGGGTTCAGGACGATACCGGAAGCGCTAAACTCAGATTCGGTCACCTGATAAATAGCGTGAGCGATAATGTCAGCACGGGTGTCGCCGGTGGCATTCAGCGAGGTGTCGTAGGCGGTTGCCACTTTGTTCAGACCTTCCAGGTTATCCCCGGTGCCGTCGCCGTTCAGCAGCTGGCCTTCTTCTTTCAGCGCCAGACCATACATCAGGCGATCGTTGACATAGGACTGCAGCATTGGCGCATCGTCCATCACCTGACGCGATGCCTGCACCCAGTGGGCGATGGTCTTCACGTTCGCGGTCTGCTTGCTGAAAGTGATATCAGATTCAGGTTTAAGTGCCTTCTCTGCCACCACGTCGGCGTTATTGGTAAACACTTCTTCACGAACGTATTCCAGAGCATTACTGGTCATACGGCCCTGAGCCAGAAGATCACGAATGGTCAGACGGCGCAGGCCCGGCATGATAATGCCTGGGATCTGCATCGGCTGAATCAGCGAGCCAGCAGAACCTGCGTCGCTGCCAAGCGACTTGTTAAACGTTTTGGCATCGAAAGAGCCCTGTTTGCCGTCCCATGTCTTAATAAGCTCTTCGGCCGCTCGTTCGGAGAAGGATTTCTTCTCACCAGGATTTTCAGCACCGGAAGCCAGTTTCTGTTCCAGATCGAAGAGGCGCGTACCGGATTTGGACAGTTCTTCCTGTACTTTTGCCAGGTCGGACTGCAGCTGTTTGGAAACCTGGCCCGTGCTTTCGATTTCAGCTTTCTGCGCATCGAACAGCTGGGTCATTTTCTGCTGGGATTCTTCGATTGCTTTTTGAATGAGAGCGAGTTCAGACATAATTAATTACCTAAATTGGAAGGGAAAGATTTAATGCTCTGAAGCAGAGCGTTGATTTGTGCTTCGTTTCCGTCGCCCTCGGACTCGCTCCGAATCGCTGACTTAAACCGGGCTATTAACCCAACTGCCTGTGATTTGGTGAGCCCGACTGAATCCCTCAGCCAGTTCTCCACATCACGAATCGTTTCAATGCCATCGACACTTTTCATGGCTGCGATGCCAGCCTGTTCGTTGGCGGGGAAAGTGCAGACGCTGATTTCGCGCAGAGCCTGGATATTCTTAAAAATGCGGCCTGTTGGAATGATGGTGTAATCGTCTTTCGCAACGGAAAAGCCAACCGACATACCCTCAACCGTACCGTGCTGCATTGCAGCTTTCAGGTCGGCGGCGCCGCTGTGCCCTGGGGTAAGTTGACCGCGCACATACAGGCCTTTTTCGTCTTCGGCCAGGCTGTCCCATTTACCAACCGGCAGCTCCCACGTCTTGTGGTTGAAAAACATCGCCACTTTGCGGGTCTGGTTCGCCAGTGCGTTCTTAAACGCCCCGGGCAGAATGATGTCGCCATCGGAATCGGTGTTATTGAAAACTGAGGCATAGCCTTCGAAAATCCCCTGCTTCCCGTCACCGGTGAACTTGATTTCTGTCTCGTCGAAAGACAGCGTTTTTACGATTTCAGGCATCACGGCCCCCATAAAAATTAAGCCCCGTCATTACGGGGCTCTTTGTTGGTTCCTAAGTCGGTAATTGGCACATACTGCGCCTGTCGCATCGCCACATCGCCACCAGGTAATGGCGGCATGTTGTCCGTTCGGCGCATTTCGTTGATGGTACGGAGGCCGGACTCTCCCATTGCCTTCATGAACGCGGCACGGGAGGCAGAATCGCCCCTCAGCAGACCATCAAGATTGTGCTCAGCATGCAGGCGACCGACATCATTAGACGGGATCAGCCATCGCTGAATGCTGTTTTCCCACCGGGAGATATAGGGCTGCAGCGTGTACTGCAGGAAGCCGAGATTCTGCTGCTCGATACCCGATCCCCAGCTCGTTGACTTCTCAACGTCGCCGACAAGGTGAGGCGGTACGCCAAAGAACCGCGCCAGCTCGCTGACCTGAAATTTTCGGGACGCCATCATTTCGGCATCCTGTGGCGTTACGCCAATTGCCGATGTGGAAAAGCCCGCTTCCAGAATCCAGAGGCGTTTTTTCACTGGGCCGCCGGCTATCTCTTTGAAGTTCTCTTCGACCTGCGAGCGCTGCTGTTCAGTCAGCACTTTTTCGCCGGTTGAGAGGATTTGCGGAGACTTGGCACCGTTGGCAAAGAAATCTCGCTGCTGGTCCTCCATCGCAACTGCCACACCTGCCGATTTACAGGCAAAAGCAATGGGTGACAGGCCGACCAGACCGGTGAATCCGAAGCCTTTAAGGTGAAAAATCTCTCTCTGCGAAAAGTTGGCGTATTCGCTATCGCGTTGATAGCGATAAACCACTTTTTTTCCGACGAGTTTCACATCCATATTGGCAGACTGAAGCGGGAGAAGGCTGATCACGTCACCCGCGCTGTTGCGGTCCACCAGTGCATATGCGTTACCGTAAAAACAGAGCTGCATCGTCATGGCCTCCCTGAATTCCTGGGCGGTCATGTACTGATTCGGTGAGTAGCGCAGCAGTCGCGCCAGCGGATTGCTCAAACCCACTTTTTTGCGATTGTCATTCTCGTCTGTTTCGAAGACATCAAGCGGTAAGCATGCCGTGAGCGTTGAAATCAGGCTCACACAGCGCCAAACCGTAGAAATTTGCAGTATCCGTTCATCGTTTATGGATGAATCGCCCAGATGTCCGTGGGCCGAAACAGGCCCCGTCTGTGAGCCCTGATTTGGGGTGACTAAACGCCCGCCTACAAACCAGGACTGCAGCTTAGCCCACCAGCCGTTATTGGTTCGCAGGTCAATCGTGTATTTAGGTTCTTCCATCACATGCTCAGCGGTCGGAAAATGAAGTCTTCGAAGTCACCACCCTGTTCGGTAACTTCCCCATTAGCAGCACCAACAGACATGGTCATTGCGACCATGCCATCAATACGGCCCGTTGCTTTGGACTTATCGAGCTTGCGGTTACCTGCAGCATCTTTAACCACCACCGCATTCACAGCACACATCGTTAATACGGGGTGCATGCCATGCCTCACACGCCCGTTAAGCATCAGAGACTCCAGCATGTCTACAGCTGGCCCCATATCCTTAAAGCCCTGGCCGAACTCGATCAGCGGGAGGCTCAACCCAATGGCATCGGCATCCTTCCTGAACTGGTCAATGCGCCAGCGGTCAAAAGCCATCGACGTAAGATCGAAATCACCGATAATTTCAGCGATATCCGCAACGACGAATGAGTAATCCACCGAAGCGCCTGGCGTGGTACGCAGCAGCCCCTCTCTCACCCAGACGTCATAGGGTGCGCGGTCCGTTTTAGTTCGCTCTTCAAGAGTCTTTTGCGGTGTCCAGAAGAAGGGGAAAACATCCCAGACACCATCATCTGCTTCACCAGCGATAACCAGCGCCGTTAAGTCGTTCCTGGCTGACAGATCCAGCCCCGCGTACCACTTCCTCGGCGTGTTAATCGGCATCTCTCCGCAAAGCTCCCACACGCTGCGGGAGATAAACGGCGATACGGTAGACACGCGCTGATTGAGGTTGAGGTTTCGGAAGGTGTTTTCGAAGCTTGGCATTCGGCCAGCTTTCTCAGCCTGGCGCGCCATGTCTTTTTCTGACCTGAATGTTCCCAGTGCCGGGTTCGCAGCCAGCCAGGACTCGCGTTTACTGATATCAGCGTCTTTTGGCGCTTCATAAACGTGGCACACGATGTGCGGATCTTTCGATTTGACCGCATCATCAATCCAGATGCTCAGCAGGTCAGCATCGTTTGCTGCCTGCGTACTTATAACAATCAGCAGCGGGTTTTCATGGGCCCCCTGCGCCGTAGTTATTGCATCGATAAAATCATCCTGCGGCCCCCTGACCTGCCCGGTTTCATCGAGAATGGCCAGTATGGGGGAAAGGCCGTGCGTCGTCTTACCTTCTGCGGATAAAGCCTTGTATTCGACGTTACACGGCAGGCCGATCAGCTTTTTGCCACTGGGCGTAATGTGCACAATCTCCTGTAGCTTGGGGTTCAGGTTAACCATCTTCACCGCGAGGTTAAAAACAATGGCCGCCTGTTCCCGGCTGAGTGCACCGCTGACAATCTGCGTGTTCTGCACCGCTTCAGGCCCCACCAGGTGAGCCAGCAGAATTCCGGCAATTAGGCCAGTCTTACCATTTTTTCGGGCGATGCTGAGGATCGCCATATCCGTTCCGGCTGGATTGTCGTAAACCGCCAGGATGAATTCTTTCTGAAAGGTGTCCAGCCTCATTGGCTGGCCGATAAGCTTGCCTTCCGGCACGATGCAAAAGCGCTCAATGAACGCTATTACACGCTCACCTCGCGTCATAGTCTTTTATCCGTGCTTGGGAAAGGCGATCAGGTTGTCGTCCTGGTCCTGATGCTCGTTTTTGGTATTTCGTGCATCACGATCATTCTGATTGCGTTTCTTCTGGTCGCGGCTTTCGCCGTTGGTTGCGTGGGAATGGATCTGGAGGTCACGGCGCTGAGCCAAAATAGTTCGCTGCAGCTCAACAATCTGCTTGCGTAGGTCTTTGATAAGCCCTTCGTCGCGGCCCTCTCCGCGAATTCGCTCTTCTTTGCGCAAATCCTTGCGTAAAACGGTGATATAGAGCTGATTATTTGCCAGTTCTACGGCGGCCAAAAGGTCGGCTGGCGTCCAGCTGTCCAGAGCTTTCGATCTGATATTGTCATGCCAGAATGGTTCGGCTTTTTTCTCCAAACCTGCATGGGACGGAGGATCGATGGTGTCCACTGCTGCATTTTTCATGGCCTGAACCGCTGCCGCCGAACTGTCGGAACGGGTTCGTTTATCTGCCATATGTCAACACCTTAAAACTAAAAAAATCGGGTTAGCGTTAAAATCAAACTTTGGCGGCGGTCATTTGGGGCAAAGGTTTTGAAGATTTGATCCCCCCCCCTGACCTGATGCGACTCATTCTCATTTGATATCATTGCATTTGAAATGATTTCACATGACATGTAATCGACTTGCCGACGCCGCGCTATGCCGAATGTTTGTCTACCTGTTCGAGTTTCTGATCGCCTTTCCCGTGCCCGGAGACAACATGCCCTGAGACGGTCACTGTCGGCACCTCCTGCCCTACAGCGTGCGAGAACCGAATGGATGTCACGTCCTTCATCTCCACGCCATCAATCACCAGGCGAATGAATTTTCCATCGCGGTATTCAATGCTGAGGTCTTTCATTACGTGCTCCAGTGAGACGCAGGATCAAGCGGGTAGCCATTGGCATCACAGCCTATTACAGCGCCGCTCTTCTCCATTCTCTGTTTCGTTGAGTCGTGATGTGCTTTGCACAGTGGCTGCCAGTTCTCTTTACTCCAGAACAGGAGCTGTGCTTTCGATATAGCCAGCGGGTTACCTGACTTAAGCGCATCTTTGAGTTTGTGGGGCTCGATATGGTCAACCACCGTTGCTGGGGTTATGCGCCCCTGCTGCTCGCACATCACACATAGTGGGTGCTGCTGCAGGAAACGCAGACGGGCTTTATCCCATCGGCTGCCATATACGCGGGGCTCTTTGTTCATGCCAGTCTCCATGCGCGGCGGCGTTCCGTCCTCGGCTCGTTGTCAGGGTGACGCTCAACTGTCGGCATGTCGGCATGATCCACCAGCGAGTAACACGGATAAATCACCCGGCCACCGAATGCCTCACCGACGGCGTAATCAGCTGCCAGCGTTTTATTCCAGGTGCTGAGCATGCGCCCCAGCCTGCCCTGAGGAGGGCTGTAACATACGCCGTGAATCAGTTTGCTTAATACGATGTGGTCACCACAGACGCGATCCGCATCCACCAGCATTCCGGCAATCTCTTTCTGATACTGCGGCGGTCGGCCAGTACCGAGATAAAAGCTCAGCATGTCGTCAGGGAAGCGCACCAGCCAGTCAGTTACCTTATCGGTGAAGCCCTGCACAGGAAGCGCGTCGTCTTCCAACACTACTACCCGGCAAGGTTGCTCAGCAGCCCATTCGATAGCGCGACGATGATTCCAGTTAGCGCCGCGGTTACCTTCATCAATAAGCAGATGAGCATCCAGCATCGCGGCAAGTCGTTGCGCATAACCTATGCGAGAGTGATGGCCAACCACAACAAACTTCACTTGTGTTTCCACCATGCGGCCTCCTTACCGATACCATCAGTCTTAAAAACGGTATGTACCAGAGGGCCGGTGACCAGCCTGTCAGCGAATGACTGCGCGACAATTCCGAACGCCAGCATGTCACCCACCGCGGCGCCAGCCTGTTCTTTCTTCCAGAAACGATAACTCTCGATCCGGTAGTAAAGACGGATGATACCGTGAGCGAACGCCATTACATCAGCGCGGGTGCCACCCAGCAGACCAGCGTTAAGCATCACATTATTGCGGTGCGCTTCAATGAACTCCTGATAGATACGCTCAGGATGATTCTGCTTTGCCCAGGTGTCGGCGTAGGTCTTCGGTTCAGAACCAACGTAAACATTCCCGCTCTGCATTTCATCCCATGGCGCTCGCAGCATTTCGACATCGGTACCATCGGTACACCAGACGAACCGGTATTCAGGGTGATCGCGCAGGTGCTGCCAGATATGCAGCCAGCGCCGGAAGTAAACATTCATCTTCACGTCAGGAACTCGGTACAGCTCAACGTCTGCCGGTGCCGTCAGTAATTCATCCACCAGCGCAATACGTCCACAATTCCGAAGCGAGGCCGCCCACCTGGTCAGCATGTCAGGTGAGGCCGTCATTTTCGTGCCGCGCTGGGGGTCGGGCTGGCTGGTCAGCAGAGTAGTGATAACCACGTCACGCTGACGCTGGTACTCCACATAACCGGTAAACCCGGTATCACGCCGTTGGTTATGGATTTTTACGTTACGTTCCACCAGCGCCTGACGGTCTGGCTTCGGTACCGAACGCTCCACGGCCTCATGCTCATCGAGAGAATGAATCAGCTTTTCTGAACCGACGACATCAGCGTAAGCCCACGTAGTAAGTCCTGCGTTATGGATGCGCAAGGCGAGGTCGCTGTGCTCGTACATGCCGCGACCATAAACCGGATCGAATCCGCCAACCTTCTCGATGGCGCTGCGGTGGTAATACAACATAACGCCCCGTTGGCCTGTATACGCCACATGCTTATCATCACGGTACAGCTCCGCCATGTCGTGCAGCTTATTGCGCCCGGCCAGATCCAGAAACTGGTAAGCCAGGTGCGGCTCAGGTGATTCAATGTAAGGGAGGTGCCAATTATCGGCTATGGGCCAGGCATCATCATCCCACAAAAAAAGATACTCGCACCCCGCATCCATCAGGGCTGCTAGGCTGGCGTTCTTCGAAGCAACAATGCCGATTGATGTTTCATGTCGAAGCAGCTGCACGCCGTCTGGTACTACGGCGGGAGGTTTAGAGCCATCGTCGATAACCACCACCAGCGCACCGACAGGAAGATGTTTGGTATGCTGCTCAATGGCGCGCTTTAAAACGTCTGGCCGGTTATGGGTAGTTATGGCAATGCCAATCCGTGACGCTGAAGCGCAGGCAGGCACATACGGGACACCATCAATAGTGACCTGCATTTGATTTTCCTTTTAGGCGTGAGCCTGTCGCACGGCAAAGCCGCCGAAAGTTAACGGTTTGCCCAGGCTCACAGCTGAAAGACTTTCTTAGATGTGCGCGTGCGATGCGCATAAAAAAGCCCCGCAGATTTCGAGGCTTATTTATACCCTTAAAGGGATATTTAGTGTTTTATCCCTTAGAGGGGATATCCATTGTTTGTGGCAACAAAAACCGCCATCAGGCGGCATGTACCTATGATTTATTAAAACGAGTCAGCAAAAATCAGATTTTTTCCCATTTATTGCATGATTTACATAAAAGGATACTGGCGTTATTTTTAGCCTCTTCTTCCTTTCTTTTCTCTCTAGCCTTGAGAAATCCGAATAAAGCAATTCCGGTCGTTAGGATCGCCATGATTAACTTTAGAACTTGATCGGCTGAAATCACTCCGGACGTATGTTGGGTAAAGTGGTCAGTGTTGAGCTGCTTATTTAATTCACCAAGAATGGCGACTGCTACCGTGATGATTAACTGCACTGTGCTCATGCTTCCACCTTCGGTTCAAAGGATCGAACGTTCATGGGCTCCCCTGATGGGAAAGACCAGTTCAGCCAGGTGAAGGTCTTAAGCTCGCACATACCGTCAAACATCTCGCCGGGAGCGATATCTTCGTAGCTGCAGACGATATGAAGCTCATTGCCTTGTGCCTGAAGAACAACCGTATCTGTCTCCCATCGCGGGAGTAGGATGCGCAGCCACTTTTTCATACCAGCACCGTTTTCGCTTGCCCGAAGCGTGCGCGACGATCTTCAAGTCCGTTCGTGCCGCCGTTGATAATCTTCGTCACCTGCATCAGGTCGCCGGAATACTTCAGGCATCCCTTAGTGGTGAAGAACCACGCCGCGCTTCTGGCTGCATAAACATCTTCGGCCAATAGCTCAGGCTGCTTAACCAAATCAACCTTCAGGCCGTTTCCGCAATCACGGTAGTTGTTGAGGCCGGTAATCTGGATAAGCCCACGCCCACGGTATAACCAGCCGTCCCCGGGTGCGTTGTTACCCATGCGTTTGCTGTATACCAGGTTGGCAATGGCACGCTGGCGTTCAATCGGTAAAGTGCGTTCTTCAGGACGGCGACCAAGCGCGTTTGCCTGGTCTGCTGTGAGTCGTCCGGCACGGATGAAATTCACGAGTGCGGCAATGCGGTAATTGAAGCTCTCCACCAGCAGAGTGAAGCCAGCTGATTCATGCCCTGCCTGAGCAATGAACATCGCCTGGTCTATCGCATTAGTGATGCCGAACTCTTTCATCGCTTCACTCACTGGCTGAAACCAGCGCGTAGCTAACTCGGCGCTTAGCCCAGCCGCCTTTTGAAATTGTGATTGGTTCATTAGTGCCTCAGTGCATCAACCAGGCGCGCTATGTTTCCCCGAGCCCAGAGAACGGCGGCGCATATCAGGATGTTCACCAGCACCACAAACCAGTGTGATTCATGGTACAGGCCGAACAGGTAACGGAAAGGGACGCTGGCGTATACCAGCACTGTGAAATAAGCCATCAGCGATATCAGAGGGCGATGCCTCGCCCCTCCGCGCTGGTAGAACATCAGTGCAATAACGATAACAGCAGAGATAATTGCGTTTGCCATCGCACTCGGATCACTTGTTACCATTGCTGGCCCCTCCACCACGTAATCGTGAGAGAATTCCAAACAGGCTGCCCAAATCCTGACTGTTGACGAACGTCAGCAGCTTAATGGCAATAGCGGCTACGATTACCGCGCCAAGCGCATCAAGTGGCCTGTCGCTATACCCCGTCCATTTGGAGAAATAAGAGCCAAGCAGCGGCGCGCCGATAACGCCGAAGATGAATGAGGTGATGAAGTAGCCCACCAGTTTAAGGCGGCTGATATTAACAGCCGTAGCGACGTAGAACACCGCACCAGCGAATGCGCCAAACACCACACCGTAATCTATGCCAGTTGCCAGGCCAAACATGCTGGCCCCCATCAGACCACCAGCCGCTACCGTAGTGCCAGAAACAGGATCGGACATTGAGCCCCCTCTTATTGCCGTGAGTCCTCTCAGTGATGAGGGGAATAAAAAAAGCCCGCTTATGATGGCGGGCTAATCAGTTGACTATTTGTAAGGTAAGTGTGAGTAGGACCTTTGCTCAGGAGTGAGGCTGTATCGGCTGATTCACTATTGGCTAAGGAGAACCACAGAGCATTCAGTTACTTCCCACAACTCAAAGCGTAGCAGCAATTTGCAAAACCATAAAAAAAGGCCTGCGTTTTATGGCAGGCTCTCAAGGAATTTGATTATTTTATTGTTGTTGTCATGGCGCCGGGTGCCTCCCGGTGACTCTACCCCAGTCAGCAAAGCCGCGCGCATACCTGCAGATAGCAGTTGACTGGAACGCCCCTTCGCTTAGAAAGGATTCACCACATAAATAAAATACGTCTCATTCATTCACACAGTCAATGTTTACCTGCCGTAAGTCCTCTCAGGACGAGGGGAAACAAAAAAGCCGCCTGAAGGCAGCCTCTAAAATTGACAAACCCCCGACGAGGCGAGGTTTAGGAATCGTTTTAAGTCCGTGGCGTAGAAACCACTCTTAACACAGTAATACATAAAATGCGGACCGCGTGAGGAAAACAATGGTTTTTTTGAAGCGAATGAGTAAAATCAACGCCACTTTGCACACAAGTTATCCACACTGTGCGTTTGCAAATTCTTATTGCACTCTTTGAGTTTTGTAAATGCGCTAATTTTATGGCTTTTTTTGCCGATAGGATCTAACCACTTGAGTGGTAAGTTCTGAGTGAATGTTACCTCTTGGTTTGAAAAATCTTAACATAAGGACATCTGAATGTTTGAGCAGCGTAAAGCTCTGTATGCGCAACTGGAACAAGCACGCAATTCAAAAGTATTGTGCTATGTAACAGGTGATAGACCAAACCAAGAAGCTCAAATCAGCGCTGATGTATTCGATCTGTTCGTTAATCATCTTGACGTGATCGGTGATGTTCAAAAAATTAGCCTTGTGCTCTATACCCGTGGCGGCGACACTTTGACAGCATGGAGCCTCGTAAACCTGCTTCGTCAGTTTTGTAAAGAGCTCGAAATCATCATCCCTTCCAAATGCCATAGTTCTGGGACGATAATGTGTCTTGGCGCTAACAACTTAGTTATGACAAAGCAGGCAACCCTAGGGCCAATAGACCCGAGTGTGAATACACCACTCAACCCTTCGGCCATTATCAATGGGCAGCAACTTCAACTTCCTGTCAGTGTTGAAGAAATCAATGGTTATCTTGAAGTAGTTAAGAATGATTTGAAAATCAAAGATGATGCCTCACTTGCACAGATCCTCCTTGCATTAAGTGAAAAGGTTCACCCACTAGTGCTTGGTAAAGTCTATCGAGCGAAAGCGCAGATTCAAATGCTCGCAAGAAAACTGCTTTCCCACCAACTCACTGATAGTGAGAGCATTGAGAAAATTGTCAGTTTCCTTTGTAGTGATTCTGGTAGCCATGACTACACTATAAACAGGATTGAAGCAGTAAACGATCTAGGTCTTACGGTGGAAAAACCCGATGAGCACCTTTACGGCCTGATCAAAGAAATTTATGAAGATTTCAAAACTGAGATGCATCTGGGTGAACCTTTTGACCCAAATGCTATCTTAGGAACAGTGAACCAAGCATCTTACGTATCTGTAAGAAGCATCTTAGAGGCTCCAGATACGTTTTCATATCAATTCCGCACTGAGGGGATGTTACAGCGTTTGCAAGTTCCAGGCGCCCCAGGTCAGTTCGGAATAAATCATAACCTTATCTCAGAAGGGTGGGCTCGACATGGATAACAAATCATCTACAGGAAACTTTGTAGTCTATACAAACAGGCATACAAATACAGCTGCGCCTAAGCCAGCAAGTACCCCATCTACTGCTCAAAAAGTAAGTAATAATGGTGTGAATGGCTTTAGTAACTTTTTAAGTTGCACCACAGGATCGGTTATAAAAAACAGTTTCTAAAAGCAACGGCTCTCTAAGAGCCGTTGTTGTATCTATTCACATTCTAAACGTATATCTAGCATGCTAAGGCAGCCATCGATAAATCCTTCTGCCATCTGTATCTCAATGCGTATCAGCTTCTCGTCCTTCTTTCGCGCTTTGGCTATTTTCCGCTTCGAGATGCCATATAGATAGTGTGCAACCAAGAGCGAATGTTCATAGGGCTTGCGTTTTTGAAGTCGAGCTAAACACCCCTCGATAATTAGGGCATCGTCATCAGTACATGACAGGCGGGATTTGCTTGTTGGGGGAAGAAGCCCTTTGAAACCAGCGGCTATTGATGAGTAATCAACACCGGAACTATCACTCGCAGCCCAACCACCCCAGCGCTCTAAAACCATCTGAATATCACGCATGTTTTCTCCACTGTTCATGCTAATACGCCAATTTCCAGCGCACGATCTAAAAACCGAAACAACAGCACCAACTGGTCGCCGTGCTTCGCTTCAAATGCCACAGGATCAGCGTGCAACTCGTCGTGATGCGCTCTGCACAGCGGTATCACAAACAGGTCATGCGCTTTGGTTCCCATTCCACCCTGCCCGTGGCCTATCAGGTGGTGGGGGTCGTCTGCCGGGTTATTGCAGCAACTGCACTGCTGCGACTTCACCCAACGGGTGTACTTATCGTTCTCCCAGCGGCGGCGCTTCGGTCTCAGCATGAAAGATTCCGGTGATTCAGGATCGACCTTCACCGAGACTATCTTCTTAACTTTCTCCTGGAGTATTTCAGTTGCCGGTAATGACGGAACAATATCGCTTTCCCGCATCACTGAGGTGTGCGATTCAGGCTTAATCCGGAGCGCCTGGTTAGCCACTGATTCAGGAATCAGGTCAGCCAGATCGTTACGTACCATCCACCAGCAAAACTCCGGCAGCGTCAGGGTGTGGTCAGCGCTGAAACCCAGCATGATATTCACCCTTTCGAGCAGCCATTTTACCAGGTTCTGCATGGCAATTCCTGCCAGTCTTTCAGTAGTTTGTTCACGCAGTTGGTTATCGCATCCCCAGCACAGGAGAATGCTGCCGGGGGCGTGGCGTAGCAGAGTGAAGTCCTTTGAGTGCCATTCGTTGTGCGGCCACTGACATTCGAATTTACGTTCCAGCCAGGCATCAAGGCCACTCAGTCCACCAGCACGCTGAATAACTCTCTCATTCAGGAAAAGCTCCTGTACACTGACATCATCCGTCAGGGGCTGGTGCGCTTCTGGAATAAGGCCAGATGGTAGGTGCTGGATTGCTTCTGAAGGCGTTTCAATCACAACACGGCCACGACGAAACAGCCATAGCAACTCGTTACCTGGGCGGAACAGTACCACCCCGGACATTGGTGCAACTTCAGGTGTCAGTAATGCTCTCACTGTTACCTCAGGCTACGATGTCGATTATTTTAAGAAGCTCCGCAAACTTCGACTCAAAGAAATGAGGCTGAGTTTCTCGCGGGTTCGCAGGACTGGTGATGTTCTTGCCATACATGCAGCCTTTGGCAGTAAGTGACCAGAACTTTTTAACACCATTCACTCCAGACCGACTGTTTCGCTCTTTTTGTTCCACAATGCCAAAGCGGGACATCATGTGATAAACCTGATTGGCGGTGATGCGGATGTTTTTTGCTTTAAGCAGAGCGCTGAGTGATTGTGTGGGACGGCTGGACCCATCCTGCGCACCGGCAGGTGCATCGATCGCGTAATGCGGCATCAGATCTGGAAGACCAGCTACCTGCTGGAGTTTTTGATAAGCACCGAGCCTTGAAGAGTTTGAGAGGTTCAGCATTTTCGCCGCCGATTCAAGCAGGATCACGCCAGCCTGAATTTTGTCGGATGTCGGCGCATTGGATGCAGGGTTCTGTACGGCATCGAACGTTCTGATGACTTTGAGGTTAAATTTCGGGCTGATCCACATTGCATAGGAATAAACCAACTCCTTGCAGACGAATGTCCCCTGGTTAACACCACCAGTAAGGGTGACCAACGGGGCCGCTCCTGTAATTCCAGGAGCGCTCGAAATTTCAGCGATGAGTTCTTGCGTTTGGGTAAGACAGGACCAGTTGGAAGGCTGGTGACGTTTTTCACCTCCCGCCGCACGATGCAAATCATTCAGGCAGTAACGACCATCAAAATCACGGCGTACGGAAACGCCATCAATTACGAATAACTGATTCATATGTTTCTCCACTTGTTGTAGTGCGAGCGGGTCTGCACTCCCGCTTCGCTGACACTTTTTAATCTAACACTCATGCGCGTACCAATGCATTGCTATTTTGCCTACCATTTTCGACATAGCTGGCGATCGTTATTTCAACCTTCCCGCCAGGTACCTGCGGTGCCCACTCCACCAGCATTCGTTTAACCTGACTGTCATCCTCCCAGATGCCTGCATGTGTCAGTGCATCAAAAAGCGCCTTGTTGTAATTGTCGATATCGCGGCGGCGGGCATCTGGTGGATAGAGAATGATCTCAACCGCCGCTGGCGCTGTGGTTGGTTTAGGCAGGCGGCGTAATTGTTCAATAATCGCAGCGCAAGCAGCGCTCTGATATTTGCGGCCAGCAGCACTGATGAGATGGCGTCCTGCCAACGGCCCCTTATTGGGGGCTCGCCAGTAGGTGTTTACGCTCGGTGGGAACGGGAGAACCAGTTTCATCATGACTCCACTCCATAGCGCCCGTTCAGGCGTCCGATTACGCTGTTGAACATCACCAGGCTTACGCCCATCGGTTTAACCTTCTCGTGGTACTCCTTAAGGATCGGAGGTACAGCCTCGTTCCAGCTTGGCTTAGGCTTTTTCTTCAGGGCTTTCTTAATGGCGTCGGAGCATTGACGGGCAACGTCACGAACCGCATTCTCCTGCTCAATGGATAACTTTTTCATGCTGCATGCTCCCGGTTATTTGCCACTGGAACCGCAACGCCGGAAATCAATTCAACCGCAGCTGACTCTGTCTGATTACCCCAGTGGTCACAACCTGGCGCACCGCAGCGGCTGAAGAGTTCAATGCGCGGAACATCGCCGTAAAGCTTTTCCAAGCGGAAACGGGCCTCTGCTGGTTTCTGGCTGTGTTCACCTAATGGGCTGTAGATAACCTGCTTGATGCTGGCGCACTGGCGTTCAAGTCCGTTCCCCCTGGTAGCAATCAGCATGTCTTCGGTATTGGCTCGGGTGTAGTTACCGCCGTTCATTCGGGTCTGCGCATTCAGCAGATCGAGGAAGTCGTAAAAGTCCTCCACTCCACCAGCCTGAAGAGCTCTGTTGATGTGCTGCTCTGCCAGTGGGTTGAACTTCACCCAGGTAAAGCCCTTCATCGTGCGGACCTTAAAGCCCCATGCTTCAGCCAGTTCAATCGCTTCGCGGGTATGCGTTCCGGTGAACCACATAGCCAGAACGGCATCATCGGCAGCCAGGTCCCAGACAGGCAGACGTTTCATGTCGATCAGCTTCATCGTGCCGTAGTGATTGGTGGCAGCGCCGTTGCTGACGGTGTTCCCGTATTCCCAGGCCGGGTCTGCGTAAATCAGTGAATATTTCATCAGATGTTCCTCGCCTGGCCAGCCAGACACCATGCGTCAGTTGGCGCTTTAACTTTCGGAGACATGCTCAGGCAGCGCTGGCGCTCAATGAGTATCTTCATTCGCTGTTCTTCGCTTTTTGAACGGTTGAAGGCATCCATCAGAACTGTGGCTGCACGCTGATACAGCCACTTTTCAAAAAGGCCTTGAGCCTTTTCCATCATCGCTGTTACTGCCGGGTCAGGTGATTCTTCCTGCTGTGTTGAAACTGGAGTATCTGCACGGTTAATTTTCATTACAGAACGTCCTTCGCTTACATCTCCCCCAGGTGCTTTAGCGAAATACTGGTAACACTTGCCGTTGTGCTGGCGGGTAGCGCGATTCAGTTTTACCAGGTGACATACCCCGCGCTGCACTGCATGAACATCGTACTGAGGCATAGACGCCGCAATTTCTTTGTTCGTTAAGCCAGGGTTGGTGGCGATGAAAATCTGAATGTCTTTCAAAAGGCTCATGAGTTCGCTCCTCTGAAACCGGCAGGAACTTTGCTGTAGTCAGTGTTCTGGAAGCTGGAGCGGAAAACGCCATCTTCTCGGGCCCACTCTCCGTTGACGCGAGGAGGACGCCCAGCTTTAGCCCAGCTTTTCGCTGACTTCAGATAGCCAGGGAACTTTGTAGGCTGGAAAAGAGTCTGGGGGCGAAGGTAGGCAGACATGGTCAGGTCTTCGCTCCACTTGGCGTTGCAGTAGTCCACCACCAGCGATAACTCTTCAACGGTGTAACCTTCCCCGATTCGGGCACGAATGTTTTGCAGGGAGGTTGTTGAAACCTGATAACGCGAACTGGTCACCTGGTTCAGATGGGTTAAAACCTGTTTAGCCTGATCGGTGATCAACACATCACCGTCTGGTTGCGGCGCAACCGGACAAATAGGTTTATTAGTCTGCTTGTTTAACTCTGTATTAAAGTCTGTATAGAGATAGGATTCCGTACTTTCGCGGCTCCCAAGATTCCTGTTATTCGCGGATTGAGAAACGCAGCTTCGCGGTTTTGATTCCGCATCTTCACGTTTTCCATTCCGTACTTTTGCGGAATCGTTATTTTCTGGAAAGATTAATGAGATTAGAGCATCGCCGTCGATGCGATAATGCTTGGTTGGCGTGCCATTGACCTTTCGAGAACACGTCTCGATCACGCCAGGCAGATACTTGTTTACCAACTTTTTAACCAGCCGCTCTGTCTGGTCTTCAGTTAATTCGCCCGCCTCAGCTCCAAGCTCCTTGTGAGTTTTATAGAACCAGCCGTCTTCTCCCCCAAAAGCTGACCAGAAAACGAGGTTGTTAAGAACTGCTGCCAGCGCATGAGCCTGCTGGTCTTCTTTAAAGAACAGCAGGTACGGCCTGGGAAGAACAATGACGTTCTTCTGGCCTGACATTGACTGGACGATGTCAAAGATTCTGCTCATGGTCGTCCTTTAACTCTGTAAATTTACGCTGGAATTGTTCAAGAGGGCTGGAGCACTCATGATCGTACCCTTCGCGGAGGTATATAACGCGTCGGGTCTCGGGCTCCCACCTGATGACGCGCACCGGGACGCCATAGTGATCTCTGAAACGCCGGTTAAGTTCTCGCATAGCGCTCTCCCCTTCCGACGCCAGACACCCACAATCGCCATTGCCCTACTGTGGTTACATGGAACCCAGCGGCCTGATACCATCCGCTCATACCGAAACGACGAGGTTCCAACAACGGGAATACCACGGAGTTGCGGGAGACGGTTGTTTACCGTTACACTGTTCATGCGTTAGTTTCTCCACTGATACGACACGCCAAGGGGCCCGGAGCTGCACACTCGCGGGCCTCACCCATTTCTGGAAGGCAATAAACACGGGAAATAAGGTTCAGGAACGTCATGAGAGTGACCCTGAACTGATATGCGATATCGTTAAGACTTTGCCACTCGCTCCGGTCAACTACACCATCTTCAATGTAATGACGGTAAGCATTGACCAGCTCACCAAGCCTCCCCACCAGCTCGGCCAGTTTCAGGCCAATCTCTTCGTTTTCATCATCAGGCACGGCGCCGGGAACGTGTATTCCGTTATCAGTTTCACGAGAGTACGCGTCAGCGATGTAACTTACGCCAGCAGCTCTCTGAAGCACCATTGCCCAGCCCATTGGAAAGATCTGGTCGCCACCAGCACGAAGGCGGTTAAAGAGTGAATTCTGGGTTTCATCCAGAATTTCCGCCGCTTCAGCGTATCCTCCTGGCAACGCGGCAATCGTCTTCCTGATTGCGGCCACTAGCCAGGCGGGCTGCTTCTCAACTTTCCATTCAGGTTCTATACCCACGGTTAACCCCTTATCTCTGTGGTTATTTCTGATCGCTTGGCGATGTATTCTTGCCATAACGTTCTGGGTTGAATTCCAGTTCACCAGCAGTTCGATACGCAGCTTCAGCAGCTCGTCCTTTCGGGATTAAGCGTCCTGGGCGGTTACGCCACTGGTAAACGGCCTCACTAGTGATGCCAAAAAATTCGGCAACTTTTTCAGTGCTGCCGAAATGTTGTTCAATCTCGTCGGTTGTCATGAAGCCTCCTTAGCTAAGTTTGATTAGATATTAATAACCAATCTAACTTTGGTCAATAAAAACTAAGATTGCTTAGTCTTTTTTAAATTTGGTGCTTTCATGGAAACGGTTGGTCAGCGCATTAAGGCCCTACGTAGGGTTACAAGAACTTCTCAAAAAGAACTGGGTAAATTCTGCGGTGTTAGTGACGTAGCGGTCGGTTATTGGGAAAAGGATGTGAATATCCCAAACGGTGAATCGCTGGTTAAGCTGGCGAAATTTTTCAATACATCAATAGATTACATTCTTTACGGCACCGAATTTGAAGGTGCCCTCATAACTAAAATGCGGCGTGTGCCAGTGATTTCTTGGGTTCAGGCTGGGCAGTTTACGGAATGTAAAACTGCTGATTTGTTCAGCGATGTCGATAAATGGGTTGAGACATCACTTCGCATTGGAGATAGCTCGTTCGCTTTAGAGGTCAAAGGGGATTCAATGACCAATCCAAATGGCCTCCCAACAATACCTGAAGGGGCTACCGTTATTGTTGATCCAGATGTCGAACCCCTTCATGGGAAGATTGTTGTTGCGCGTATTGATGGCACTAACGAAGCGACTGTTAAAAAACTTGTCATTGATGGCCCACAAAAATTTTTAGTCCCACTAAATCCTCGCTACCCCAACATACCGATCAACGGTAACTGCCTTATTATTGGCGTTGTCAAAGGCGTTCAGTACGAAATCTAAGTTCCCTAACTCCTCAAAACACTAAACTAAGAAAAGTTTGGTGTTTACCCTTGACCTAAAAACTAAGTTAAGTTAGATTTTATTCATCAGCAGCGAACATTGTGGGTAGGCAGTATGAGCACTAGTGCAAACAGAAAGATGGTAAATCTCCCTAAAGGGATGATGTTTACACCTGTTTATAGCAAGTGCCCTAAATGCGGTTGTGACCTACAAAAGTGGCATGATTCCCTTGTAGATCAGATAAGCACCAAGCAAGCAAAGAATGGTGCCTGTGATACTGAATTTGCGCTTGAAGCCAGTACCAAGAAATCTTTGGCCCATGGCCTCTTCGAGGATTGTGTAGCGTGGATGATTTTTCCATTCACCACAGCAAAAAAATACGCCGCCAAGAGAAATAAGAAGCGCTGAATTTGTAGGTAATTTTGGTAGCAGTCCACCAGCGGTAGAGAGGAATACGATCGTGCAAATGACGATCAGCACCTTGTACCAAACATCCAACTGAAGGTTGGATAAAGGATTGTTCATGTTTTTCATTTTCTTGGTTGTGTGAGAACTCCAAGAATACCACCGAGCCTGATGTGGTGAAAAGACAGGCAGCAGTTGCAGTACGGCATATGGCACATGTGCCGCAGCGGTCCGGGGATTCCTTAGGCAGTATCCCGATCCAGCGGGTAGCCGGAATGTGCAAGCCAGTTGTGTACGACAGCCAGAGACGTTTCACCAGCGTGGCGATCAGGTGACAGCCCAGACGATATCTGAGTGGCTTAAAAAACAGATGGGAGCCGGTGGAATCCCGGCACATAACATGAAAGCGCACTCCATCAACTATCGGTTGTGGATGACAGGTAAGTAAACGCAAGGAGTGCGCTTCCAGTTGTGTAAACCGTAGTAGCTGTACCTGATGCTGTGTGTAGTCTTGGCGGTCGGCAGTTGTGAATGTCCTTAATGTCGACCGCCCCTTTTACACAACTGAAAGCGCGTTCAGCGTTCAACTTGAGAGGCCGTAGTCGTTAAATCAACTCAGGAGAACGCGCTCCCAATTGTGGAGAAGCTAACTGGCGGTGGCAGCCGCCCGTTTCACTAAGTGCCCTGGTTGGGTGCTTACTAAAACGAAACCCATTTATTTTTTGTCGCCATATGGCGAGGGATTCGTGCAACCAAAATTCAGCGGATATTTCCACTGGAGGAACGATGAACCACCTCGAATTTATAGAGAAGAACGTGAGGGAACAGCTTATTAAACAAGGCTTTTCCTCTTCGGTGGCTCAGGGGGGGGCATGGCAAGCGCTTGATTTATATAAGCGCATGTCACAGACCAGTAAGAAGGGTGCGATTTTCGACGATGTAATGAGGCACGCAAAAGCCTGGGCAGACAAACAGGTTTCAAAGGCTGAAGTTACCAGGCGGAAACGAAACTCCCCTAAAGACCAAGGTGGCCTTTTCTAAGTTGTAAGGCCAAGAATTCAGCGCTGTGCAGAGCGCATATAACACGGAGAAACTATCCATGACGAACACACAGAACGTCACCGAGTTACAACCACGCATGACCCGAGAGCAACTGATCGACGCAGCTCGTAAGGCCGCCCCTCTCCTCCCTGCCGCTTACGGCTGGATGGTTAATGAACTGGCTACACGCCTTGATGTTACCAGCGTCGCGCTGTGTGAAGCGATGGCGCAGCGGAAGGAACTGGCTGAGCAGAACGCTACGCTACGTGAGGATGTCACCAGCTGGGCCAAAGAGTGCGACCGCATTGTGGAGCGCCACACTAAGACCCGAACCAATATGCATCTTCTGGAAGCTCAGCGTGAACTGCCTCCTGTGGTGATTTCCATGAAGAACGAGGTTGCTCTCTGATGGCTAACTCATTCAAGCAAATGACCAAGGCCGGTGTAATTAAGCGCACCGATACCGGGATGTTTATCGCTCTTTCAGATATCCACGTTCGTGAAGGTTTCAACAAGCGTGAAGACGATGAACGCACCCGCCTGGCTGATGATGACCTGTTCAACTACCTGATGAACGGCGGATCAGTTCCTCCCCTGGAAGTTATCGCTCGTGATGAAGGTGGAGTGTGGGTTGTTGAAGGTCACCGCCGTCGTCGCTGCTATGCGCGCTGTGCTGAAGCTGGCAAGCCAGTAGACCGCATCCACATCATGCCGTTTAACGGTAGCGATGTTCAGCGCCTGGCGCGCATCATGACCAGTAACAACCAACTGCCACTCTCCGATATGGAACAGGCTGCGGTTATTCAGGAGTTGCATAACGCTTTCAACCAGACCACCAGCGAGATCGCAAAACTGGTCAACAAGTCTGTTCCTACTGTCGAAAAGCTTCTGCTTCTTAGCACAGCTAACCACGACGTTCAGAAAGAAGTTAAGTCTGGGACCGTGTCCGTAGATGTGGCTGTTGACCGAATAAAAGAGTTCGGAGAAAAGGCCGGTGAGGTTCTTCAGAAGGATAAAGCTTCTGCTGCCGCAAAGGGCAAGAAGAAAGTCACCCGCAGCGTTATAGCGCCAGAAATTAGCGTTAAGAAAGCGCGCCGCCTTGTTGAACTGATTAGCCTAGCCGGGATAAGTGACACAGGTGTTATCTCCCTCGAAGGTTTGGCCCATGCAGAAGCATCGCAAATTATTGATGAGCATAAAGCCATAGCCTCCCAACATCGCAAAGGAGTGCAGTCATGAGCAACTCGATCGCAGACGGCGCGAAATTAACACCAGAAACATTCGCAGATTTCATTGAGCGTTTGAAGTATCACCATCGCGGTGAGGGTGTAAACCGCCACGCCACCGCTGACCCGATTTTCATGGTTCAGAAACAGGCGAAGATTTACGGCCTGACAGATGAATACTGCGAAGCGAAGATAGTCCATTTCGAAGAGTGCGAATGGGACTCACCACAGGAATATTGGGATGACGCCGAAGACGATAAGCGAAATGAACTCAACGGCATGGCGTATGACATGTGGGAGAAGGACTTTCTTGACTGCGAAGAGAGTGAGCAGTGGGACTTTCTTGCAGACCTCGATAATCACACTGTCTGCGGAACCCGTAAAGAGTGGCAGAACATCAACGCTCACCTTACCCGTGAAGCAGCGGAGGCTTTCATTCGCCGTAAGCAGCATGATTATCCACCTCTGCGTGTCTACGTCGAGAGCATGTACTTCGGCTGGGAATACCAGGAAATCATCAAGGCTCTGTGTGATGGCCGCTTAGTGCTAGCAGAAGGAGGCCGCCCAATGAGCAACATCGACAAACGCGCATTACGTGAATCGGCTGAACGTGCAGGACAAAATGACTGGGAGTACGTCTACACCAGCGACCTCAGCGCCCCAGGGCGGGGATATATAACAGTAGGCGGAGCAGAGGCTATCTACTGTCTGAATAGAGCCACAGGGGGAGTGAAACAGTCTGAAAACGTTTTGAGATATATCGCTGCAGCTAGACCGGAAAAAATGCTGGCTCTGCTGGATGAGATGGAAGCCGCAGAGAAGCGGATTGCTGAACTGGAGCGTAAAGAACAGCACAGTGACCGCCAGTCAGTAATTGATGCGTTGGCTAGTTCAGGTGAGGAATGGAGTGATATCGAAGAATACATGCAGAAGTGGGACGCGGAACGCGCCGCCGCAGCCGGTAAAGGAGAGCGAGCATGAAATACGAAATACCGGAATCAGAAGATATTGAATGGCAGCAGGATATGCTCCGTGAAATAGACTGCGCCCTTGACGTCTTGCGTGATGAGCATGAGCACGCAGTGGTGGTGCAGGAAATCATCAATGATATCACCGCGAGAATAGCATCACTCCGCGCGTACTCTGGATATTGAGGACTAACCCATGAGCACTATTACCAGAGAGCAGTTACACGAACGTGCGCGCGAAAAGGTTAAAAGTCTGGAGTTTGCCGTCACACAGACTGCTTTCGCTGATTCACGCGCAGAGCTTGAAGAAGAACTGGAGCTGGCGCGTATCGCGCTGGCATCGCTCGAAGCGGAGGCTGTGTGCGTCATCGACCAGTCCAATCTTGATTATCTCAAATCTGGCGCTGATGCAGATGTATGGCCAGCATCCAGAACAGAGATGGGTGATGTGCTTCTGTATCGCACCGCCCCTCCAGCGCCAGCAAATGCCGAACCAGTAGCCTGGCTGTGGTCACACAGAAAACACCCGAGCGAGGTAACGCTTGTTCGCCCTGAAGATGATGAGAGAGCGGAAGGTGCTCACTGGTCTGGGTGGAGTTGTCAGGCGCTCTATGCAGCACCGCAGCAGGAGGTGAAGCCGTGAGCAAATTAGAATTACTTAAAAAGTTAGCCTCTCTTGCTACAGAGTGTCACACACTGGCCTGTGAATTGGATCTTGGCGATGAACGCACTGAGATGTTCGAGATGTACAACGTGCTGAGAAATCTTGGACGCAAAGGATATGCAAGCCAGATAAGCAAAGCTACTAACCCGCTTTTGTTAGCAGTTGACGATAACGACGATGATTGGGATGAGGATGATGAGTGATGCCTAACCCATTCGACTTCGTGATGTTCGTGCTGCTGGTCATCGGCGCACTTCAGGGTATTGGGTGGCTACCATGGTGAGCAAACTAAAACAGCGGCGCTTGCGCCGCCTTAAAGCAGACGTGGCCTGGTGGCGAGAGGAAGCAGAGGATTGCCGCTCCCGCATGCTTGATCTGGCCGGTGAAATCGACAGGCTCAAAAAGCAAGTTATCCGCGTGCCGATGCCGGTTCTCATACCGAAGGAGATGGTCCACCAGCTCTATTATACCGAAATAAAAAGATGTCGTACCTGCAATGATGGGCTCCGTGGTGGTTGCTCATCTTGCATTTTCTATAAGAGATAGCCGGGTGCAGCCGGTTAAGTGGAGAGCAACGTATGGGGCAGTTAGTAACACTACATGAGTGGGCTTCGGGTCCTAATGGGTTCAAATATCCATTAAGCAACTCAGCACTAAACAAAATAGCCAAGACCAAGCAAACTTTCCCACCAGCTTTAAAGCAAGGTCGCCGCTGGGTTATAGATGAGGACGCTCGTTTTATTGGCATGGTAAGCAATGTTGATATTTCATCATCATTATCAGACAAGGCTCGCCAGTTAGTGGAGAAAGCAATAAATGGCAGCTCGCCCCAGAAAGCATAACGTTAAAATACCTAACCTGTATTGCAAGTTGGATAAACGTACATCAAAAATCTACTGGCAATATCGCCACCCTGTCACTGGAACATTTGTTGGTTTTGGAACAGACGAAGAGGCAGCCAAAGCTGCTGCTACGGAGTTAAATCGGATAACATCTGAGCAGGAAACACGTCAATCCTTCGCTCTTATCGATATGGCCATTAAGAAGACAGATAAGAAAGAAAAAGGAATTCGAGTCGCAGACTGGATAAGAAGGTACGTTGATATTCAGATGGAAAGGATGCGTGACGGAGAAATAAAAAAACCGACCGTAAAATCCAGGAGGTTATGTGCTCAAGTTCTGGCTGACAGAGCTCCTAACGTTCGTCTAAAAGATGTTGACACGAAGTTAATCGCAAAAATTATTGATGAATATAAGTCTGAAGGTAAACATCGAATGGGTCAGCTGATTAGGAGCGTGCTTAACGACGTATTTAAAGAGGCTCAACATGCTGGTGAGGTTGAACCCGGCTACAATCCTGCTTTAGCAGTTAAAAATCCGATAGCAAAGGTAAAGCGAAGCAGGCTCAGTATCGAACAATGGAAGCTAATCTATGAAAGCGCGGGAACATTGCCACCATGCGCTCAGAATTCCATGCTATTGGCTTTAGTGACGGGTCAACGTATTGGCGACATAGTGGCGATGAAGTTTAGCGATATATGGGATAATCATCTTCATATAACCCAAAGTAAAACAGGAATGAAGTTAGCTATTCCTTTAAATTTACGGTGTGATGCTATTGGCATGACGCTTGCAGAAGTAATAAGTAAGTGTCGAGACAGAGTTGTTAGCCCGTATCTGATACACCACGTGAAACATCATGCTTACGGTAAAGCTGGTTCTCACGTTCCTGAAAAAACAATATCTAAGTATTTCAAAGAAGCGAGAGATAAAGCAAATATTGACTGGCCAAAGGATTGTATTGCCCTGCCCCCATTTCATGAGCAGCGTTCGCTTTCATCTAGAACCTATAAAGCACAGGGTATTGATGTCAAAACTTTGCTTGGGCATAAAACTGAAGCGATGAGCACAATGTATGGAGATGATCGTGGTCTGGAGTGGAACAAACTTGTGATTTAGCGAGATAGATAACTTTTAGAAAGTGCAAAATGATAAGCTGGCGTTATATGAGTTTTGGGGATTTGTTTTGGGGATGATTTGGGGAATAAAAATTAACCTTATAAAACAATAAAATAAAAATCATCGAATTGTTCCACAAGCAGTCTGCTACCAGCAACGCATAATCCCACAGCCAGCGAACCCGCTGGCTGTTTTCTTTCGACCCCGTTCATCCCGTGCTAATGTAGACCCCTGCATACTGGATTATCACCGGGAAAATCGTTATGACTGACGACGTTATTGGAACAGGAACCCACCAGCAGCTCATTACCTTACTCACCGAGCAGGGCGCGCGTTTTCGCGTCATGGAGCACGAGGCGGTCGGGAAATGTGAAGCGGTAAGTGAAATTCGCGGAACCGACCTGCGGCAAGGCGCCAAAGCCTTGGTCTGCAAGGTGAAGGGAAACGGCGTAAAGAAACATGTTCTGGCGATCCTCGCCGCCGACCTGCAGGCTGACCTGAGCCAGCTTGCCAGCCATTTTGGCGGGCTAAAGGCCTCCCTCGCCAGCCCTGCCGAAGTCGATGCCCTGACCGCCTGCGTTTTCGGCGCTATCCCGCCCTTTAGCTTCCATCCTGACCTGGCGCTGGTTGCCGACCCGCTGCTGTTCGAGCGCTTTGACGAAATCGCGTTTAACGCCGGCCTGCTGGAGAAATCCGTGATTATGGATACCCAGGATTACCTGCGCATCGCCCGTCCTGAGCTTGTCACCTTCCATAAAGCGTAA